CTTCACCGTCGGGATGCCACTCTGTCTGAAGTGCTTCACGGTGACGGACATGCTGCGGGTGCGGCCGAAGTCGAGCCCGCGGCTGAAACAAGACATCAAGGACTATTGTTCCACGTGGAACAACGCCGTCGCTGCCATCGAGATCAACGGCCCGGGGAAGCCCATCTTCGACGAAGTGGCTGAAATCTATCCCAACTGCCAATCCTGGTTCACCGACGCCTCGAACAAGAGGTCCGGGGTGTTCGAGATCATCCGGAGGGCGAAAAATGCTACATTGTCTCTGGCACCCCTCGACCCGGTGCCGTCAGAGATGAGGGTCTATGAGAGCAGCCAGAGTCCGAACACCGGGATTTGGTCTTTCTCCGCGCCCTCGGGGGCCCACGACGACACGGTGTCGGCCCTCCTCGTGGCGGTCGGGGCTGCGACCAGCGGGGCCGCCGCTTACCTGCACATGATGGCCGAGGAAGTCGCCAAAGTACGCGAGGCCAGGAAGCGGGCAGAAGAGGGTACCATCCATGACTAGCCGAGAGACCGAGACCTGCCCGCTGTGCGCGGGGAAGGGGACCATCGAGACGTACAGGTACGTCCCACCTTCCGCCGCCACCTTCCAGTTCATCCCCACGAAAATCACCTGCGCTGCGTGCGGGGTTGAATTACCCCACGCCAACGCCGCCGCACACGTCTGCAAATTCCACACCGGATACACCTACAGGTTCGAGTCTACTTGATGCCGCCGCCAATCGTCGTCGACCGTCGTCGCCTTTTCACCCCGGACCGCATCCCGACCCCACCGATCCTCCCGGAGAAAATACCGACCCCGCCGATCCTTTACGGGCCTGACGGCAGGGCACTCGTGGCGGACGACGAAGGAGGCTGGTACCCGGTGAACCCCACCGACAGGCCGCAGATCGAGGGGCGCTGGCCGTCCCCCTCGATCCCCCTGCGACCCCACTACCCGCCGGGGAGCGAGCCGCGACAGTTTTTCCCGTTCGCCGGCTACAACATCTCGTACGTCCCGCGTGCCGAATTCCAAGCGCTGGCGCCGTTTCAGATCCTGCGCTCGATGGCCGACTCCTGTGACGTGGTGCGCATCGTCATCGAAGACGTGAAGCAGCAGCTCCTCGGGCTCGAGTGGGACATCCACGAGAAGGACCACGTCTCCCAGAGCAAGAGCGCCGAGTCGGAGTTGGTCAAACAGTTCCTCAAGAGGCCCGACACGCACAACGACTTCGCCTGCTGGCTGACGCGGTTCCTCGAGGAGCTGCTCGTCATCGACGCCCCGGCCGTCTACCGCTGGAGGACCGTGGGGGGGGATCCCATCGGCTTGCCGATCCTTGACGGCTCGACCATCAAACCCCTGATCGACTTCAAGGGAATGCCTCCCCACCCGCCAGAGGCCGCCTACCAGCAGATCATCATCGGCCGCGTCGAGACCGAGTATACCCGACCCTGGAACGATTCCGAGCCGTTCGATCCGGACGGAAACCCCAAGTACGAGCTGGTCTACCGACCGAGGAACGGCCGAACCTTCAGCACCTACGGCCAGAGCCCGGTCGAGCGGGTGATGCTGACCCTCAACCTGATCCTGCGCCGGCAGATGCACTACCTGGCGTGGTACACCGAGGGCAGCGTCCCCGAGATGTTCTGGAAGGTGCCGGAGGAGTGGACCCCGTCGCAGATCGCGCAGTTCCAGAACTACATCGACGAGCTTCTGTCGGGGAGCGACGCCCAGCGCAAGAAGGTACGCATGATGCCCGGCGGAGAAGGCACCGGCGGGGAGAACCCACGCGGGCACGACACCTGGTCATACGAGTTCGAGGAATACCTGATCCGGCTCGTCGCTTGGGCTTTCCAGGTCTCGCCGCTGCCCATCGCCAAGATGATGAACCGGGCGACCTCTGAGCAGGCCGACATCGGGGAGACCGACGCGGGGATGCGGCCGCTGGCAAACTTCGTGGCAGACTTCCTGACCCAGCAGATCAACGACTTCCTGGGCTACCAGGACCTGCACTTCATCTGGACCAGCGAGAAGGCGTCGGACGAGAACCTCACCTATCAGCGGAACGTGGCCTACGTGAACGCCGGGATCTACACCATCGACGAGGTCCGCGCACAGGAAGGGCTCGACGCCACCGGGACCCCGCGCTTCAACCTCGCCGGCCAGAGCATGGTGCTTCTGGGGCCGGAACCCCGGCCCCTCGTCGAGGCATTTCCTGAACCGTCCTCTGAGCCAGGAGAAGCCGCGGGCGGGCCGGGGCCGGTCTCCCGAGAGCTGGCGCGGATCCCGCGCCTCCCGGCAGTCGCGGGAGAAGGCGTGGAGCAGGGAGTCGGGACCGCCGCCGAGGCCCTCGCCGCCATCCCGGGGATCCCCGCCGCCGAGCAGAAGGCGGCCGCCGAAGACCTGCGGAAGTGGAGGAAGGTGGCCCTCAAGGCCGTCAAAGAAGGGAAGCGGCCGCGGGAATTCAAGAGCGGGGCGATATGGGGCGGCCTCCGCCTGGCGCTGTCAGAGTACCTGTGCGAAGCCCGAACGCCCGAGGACGTCTCCTGGGCCTTCCGCTCCCTCGTCAAGGCCCGCCGGCCCCTGGTGTCGGCCCGCCGCCGCATCCGCCTAGAGCGCCGCGTGCGCCGCGCCTGCCTGGAACACTTCAAGGACCGCGCCCACGACCTCGCGATCTACATCGCTTCCCTGTACCAGCAAGGCACGGAGGAAAAGGTCACGAAGGCGAACAAGCCGGACGACGCCGAGATGGACCGCATCATGCGGTGGGACGTCCTGGCGGAGGCGCTGAAGGGGCCGCTGGCGGAGGCCTACCTGGACGGGGAGACGCTGGCCGCCGACGCCGGAGGGATCGAGATCCAATTCGGCCTGACCGACGAGGCAGCCACCGAGTACGCCGAGAAGAGGGGGGCAGAGCTGCTGGGGATGAGGGTGCTGGAGGACGGAAGCATCGTGCCCAACCCCAACGCGCGCTGGAACGTCAGCGACACCGTGCGCGACCAGGTGAAGAACACCCTGACCCGCGGGCTCGAAGAGGGCTGGACGCTGGAACAGGTGCGGGACGCGGTGGAGGGCGGGCCCATCTGGGAATCCCGCGCCGACGTGATCGCCCGCACCGAGGTCGGCTTCGCCTTGAACCGTGGTACAGTGGATACGTACCGCGGGGCCGGCATCGAGAAGGTCAGCGTCCTCGACGGACCAGGGTGCTTGAAGGAAGGGCACGACGACATGAAGGCCGGGGTGAACGGTCAGCGGTGGTCGGTTGAGGATGCAGAAGAATACCCCCTCGGCCATCCGAACTGCCGGCGCGACTTCGCGCCGGTAATGGAGGAATAGCAGGGTTTACCGGGCGGCGGGGCTGATCCCCTCGGCGCCCTTCACGTACCGAAGAGACCCAGGGGCCGTTCGGGGCCGAACACCCGGGCGGCCCCTTTCTTTTCGGAGCGACGACAGGGAATCACAGATTGAACGCTGCCGGACTCAGGTTCCACGTTCCCATCGTCAAGATCGACGAGGAGCGCCGCGAGGTCTGGGGATACTCCACCGTCGAGGAGATCGACAAGCAGGGAGAGATCGTCGCCTTCGCCGGCTCCAAGCGGGCCTTCTCCAAATGGGCAGAGGAGTTCGAGAAGGCCACCGGCGGCATGAGCCTCGGGAACATCCGCGAAATGCACCAGCCGATCGCCGCCGGCAAGATGATCGCCTGGGCCCCTGAGGAAGAAAAGCGGGCGATCTTCATCGGCGCGAAGGTGGTGGACGACGCCGCATGGGAGAAGACGAAGGAGCGGGTCTACACGGGATTCAGCATCGGCGGGAACCCCACCAAGACGAGGCGCACGAAGCGAGGAAACAAGGTCGTCAACGTGATCGAAGACTACGACCTGGTGGAGGTCTCCCTGGTCGACAACCCCGCCTCCCCGTCCAGCGTGTTCACCGTGGTCAAGGCGACGGACGGGAAGCCAGGGAAGGAATCCTCGGTCCCGGGGGTGAGCGACGAGCGCTTCGACTCCTGCGTGCGCCAGGTCGAAGCCGAGGGATCCGCCGACAACGCCTACGCCGTTTGCACCGCTTCCCTCAAGGGGATGGAGCCGAGCGCCGGCGACGAGGAGTTCCAGAAGCGGGTGGCCGCCGCCGTGGCAATGTCGAGGAAGGTCGCGACCCGGACCAGGATGGGGAAGATCCTCGAAGGCCGGCTGAAGAAGTACCGCAACGAGGCACCCTCGATCATGCCGGCGCTGAAGGCGCTGGAGGACATCTGCTACGCCATCGAAAGCGAGCTGTACGAGACACTCGGGATGCCGGGGCTCGAAGCGGGGTTCAACGAAGAACAGCGGGCCGACGTGGCGAACCTCACGGCCGCCGCGGAATCGATGCTGTCCTTCGTCTACAACGAGCTGCAGCAGCAGCTCCGCGGGTTGACCGCCAAGGAGGGAGCCGTGGCAGGAGAGGTCAAGGCGATGCTGGCGAAGCTGGAGGCCCTGAGGAAGAACCTCACGTCCGCCCAACTCGAGAAAGTACTCGACGACAAAGAGATGCAGGAGAACCTCGGAGCCATGCACGAGATGGGCCACGGGCTCACCCGGGCGACCTACCTGATGGGCGCAAAATGCAAGGGCGGGACCTGCAAGGCCGAGGAGGCGGAGGAAAAGCCCCCGGCCGAAGAGAAACCTCCGGAGGAGGAGACCGAGAAGCAGACCGGAACCGAGGAGAAGGGGCACATCGGCGTCGGAGACATGGAAAAACCCGTGGCGGCCGAGCCCGACGTCGGTGGGGGCAAGGTCCCGGGGCAGAAACCCACGACCGCGGAGCCCGACATGGGGGACAAGCCAGGAGGCAAGCCGACGATCGTGGAGCCGGACGCGGGGGCCGGTGCCGACATCAGCGCACACCCGCCGGGCCAGAAGCTGACGGACCCGGCGATCAAGAAGTATCTCGAAGCCGTGGACTCGGCCGTCAAGGGCATGGCAGGGGTCGGGGAAGTCCTCAAGGGCATCAAGGCCGCGATGGATTCCCAGGACGCCAGGCTGAAGAAGGTGGAGTCCCAGCCAGCAAGCATCGGGAGGCCGGTGACGGCTCCCGACAAGACCCTCGGGGCGACGGTTCGCCCCGCGGTTGACGGCGCGGCGCTGACCGCGGAAGCCCTCCAGAAGATGGCCGAGGAAGAAAGTGACCCGGACGTGAAGGAGAGGCTGATCCGCAAGTCGGTCGAGCTGTCGGTGAGGACGCTGAACGCCGCGGCGCGGGGATAGTCCCCGAGACGCAGGCATAGGGAGGCAACAGTGGACCAACTGAGGATTTCCGAGGAATCCCTCGCCAAGGCGGCGGAAGCCACCAAATTGGCGTGGGCCGACCCCTCGATGCGCAAGGCGATCACCGTCGCCACCGGCCTGACCGGGATCGTCCTGGAAGCGCCCGCCAAGCAGCTCGTCGCCCTGATGAGCCCATGGCGCCAGCGCATCCCGAGGAAGACCCAGCCAGGGGCGACGGCCGTGCAATGGAAGGCGATCACGGCGGTGGTGCAGAACGCCAAGTTCTCCACGACGGAGTCCGCGTCGGCCAATGCCATCGCCACGACCGTGGTCTCGAAGTCCGCGACCTACCGAGAGGTCGGTACTCGCGGATCCGTCACCCGGAAGGCGATCGCCGAAGGCCAGGGCTTCGAGGACGTGAAGGCGAAGGAGGTCGCGAACACCCTGCTGCTCGCGATGAAGCTCGAAGAGCAGGCCATCATCGGGGGCAACCGGACCGCCCTCGCCACGGTGACCGGAGTCGTCGCCGCGGTGCGGGTCGCGCAGGGATCCCTGGCGGCGGACGCGGCCGGGTACAACGTCCGCGTGGCGGCGCTCACCCTGATGGCGATGAACCGGATCACGGTCGACCGCCCCGGGGTCTACGACGGCACCGACGCCAAGATCGCGGGCAACGGCACCGGGCACGCCAACATCAACCCCGCGACCGACGGGGTGGCCGTGTTCTCGACCAACGTGATCAGCGCGGCGGTCGCGGCCAACGACGCCCTGAAGATCACTTGGACCCCGGTGAACGGGGCCGCGGGTTACGCGGTCGCCTGCCGGGCGGTCGGGGTGGGGGCGGCCCTCGTCGAGGTCGTGGTGACCCAAGCCAACATCACCCTGACTTCGGTCACGGGCGGCGGCGCCGTGGCGACGGCTGGAGACTCCTCGGCCGACACGAACATCTTCGACGGCATCGTGCCGCTGACCTTCGCGGACGCGAGCGCCTACAAGAAGAACGTCGCCGGGGTGCTCACCGGGACGGGCGGAGAGATCGTCCAGATCCAGGACGGCTTCCAGTCGCTCTGGGACACCGGAAAGATCGACGAGTTCGACATCCTCGTCGGGGGTGTGGACTCGCGCAACATAACCCGGCTCTCGATCAGCGCCGGCGGCGGTCCGACGATCTTCGTGAGCCCGACCGGGGAGAACCGGCTGGACCTCACCCAGGGCTACCACGCGGGATTCGTCATCAACGCGGTCACCGGGAAGCGGTGCGCGGTGAACGTGCTCCCGTGGCTCCCGGGCGGGATGATCATCCTGCTCCCGACGAAGATCCCCTACCCGATGGCGAACATCACGACCCCGTTCGAGGTCGCGGCCGCCTACGGGTGGGAGCAGATCGACTACGCCATCACGGCGGCGAGCGGGCCGGTGTCCGAGTTCGACGTGCGTGCGGACGAGGTCGTCAAGGACTACTTCCCGGCCGGCACGGGCCTCCTGCACAACGTGCTGTTCGGGTAGGTCTACCAAACGCGAGCCGGCAGAAGGGGCGGGGAGTTACCGGACTGGGACTCCCCGCCCCCCGCGGGACCCGGAAAGGAGGAAGGGATGGCGAAGAAGAAAGCCGAGGGCGAGCTGGACGGGAGGACTGTGACGGCCCTCGAAGGAGACGAGTTGCCAGAAAACCCAGCATCCGGGGTCGAGTTCACCGACGAAGAGCAGGAGCGCCAGGAAGCCAAGCACCTGCAGGACCGGCTCGTGGAAAGCGAGGAGAAGCTCCTGAAGGAAGAGGGCTCCCTCAAGGTGCGCTGGGCGAACGAGGCCGAGGGGCGCATCAGCGGGGACGTCGCCTTCGCCGGGGTGATCTACCGGAAGAACAAGGGGGACGGCACCTACGTCATGCGCCGGGGCCACGCCGCCGAACTGATCCGGCGCGGCGAGATGAAGGTCGCCTGAGAAGGAGGGTGCCCCCTGGATGGCCACGATACTCACGCTGCAGGAGGCCAAAGCCTACCTGAAACTCCAGGAGACCTCAGACCACGACCCGGAGATCACCGCGATCATGAACGCCGTCGCCCAGGCCGCCGAGGACTACTGCTCGCGGAAGTTCACCTACGCCTCCTACACCGAGCGCAAGAACGGGCGCGGGCTGCGAGCCATCCGGTTGGACAACCCACCGCGGGACTCCTCGATGTCGATCGTCGTGAAGGAGAACGGCACCACCCTGGTCGTCGCGGCAGGGTACGACGTGTCAGCGGACGCCGTGATCGACAACAACACCGGATACATCTACCGGCAGTCCGGGAACACGGTGGTCGCAGGGCGGCTGACCCAGGTGCCGGGCGTGTGGACGCCGGGCATCCTGAACATCCAGGTCGACTACACCGGAGGGTTCGGCGGCGGGGCCGCCCCGCCGATGCCGGAGTCGGTCAAGCTGTTCTGCAAGTACGCCGTGGCCCACTTCTGGAAGCACACCGACCGCAAGGAGATCGGCTTCTCCCAACGGGCCGACGGGCAGCGCAGCGTGACCTTCCTGGAGGACTTCCCGAAGTACTACTGGAGGCTGATCGACCCTTACCGGGTCTGGGACGGAAGGCTGTAAATGCCGAGCCGGATCACGATCACCCTGACGGGGAGGGAACGGGCGCTGCGAGCGCTGGAGGCGAAGCGCCGGGCCTTCCGCTCCGCCGCCCTCGGGGCGATCCGCGACGGCGTGGTGGCGATCCGCGGCCGCGTGAAGTCGTCCTTCGGGAAACCGGGGAAGCCGGTCTCCAGGACCGGGCGGCTGTCGAGGAGCGTGGTCAGCATGGTCGAGGAGCGCGAGGACCGGATCCTCGGGATCGTGGGGGTCCTGGCGCTGGCGAAGGAGTACGCCCCCCTCCTGGAGTTCGGCGGCCCGATCAAGGGATTCTTCGTCAAGCCGGTGAAGAAGAAGGCGCTGGCCTGGCCGGTTGGCGGCGCCGCGCGGGTCGCGAGGGCCATCCTGGTGAGGCGAGGGACGTACAAGCAGGCCGCCCGGGGGGCAAAGAAGGTGGGGTACGGCTCGTTCGCCTTCTCCCGCGGGCACTTCATCCCGCCGCGCTTCCAGCGGGCGATGCCCTACCTGCGGCCCGCCTTCAAGGACGAGAAGCCGCGGATCGCCCGGGACCTCAGGGAGCGGGCGCGGGCAGCACTGGCGGTGAGATGAATGGCCGGGGCGGTGCAGGACGCCATCGAGGCGATCCGGGTCGCCTTCGAGGCACTGAGGATCGAGAACGGGTACCAGTTCGACGTGCGGTACACGTCGAGGCACCTGGTGGCGATGGACACCCTGTCCTCGGAGCAAACCCCCGCGGTCTTCGTCGTGCGACCGCCAGGGGAGACCTCCAAGATCGAGGAGATGGAGGGAAGGGTTTACCGGCAGGTCTTGGCGCTGATGATCTTCGGGTTCCTGCGAACGGAGGGGGAGGAAAACCCGGACGACGCCGGGCTGGCGACCTCCGCCGAGGCCCTGGTCTCGGACATCAAGAAGCTGGTCATGACGGAGGCCGTGAAGAACCCCCCCTTCGGGGACGCCGACCTCTACCAAGTCCTGATGGTCGAGGACTTCAACGACGCCGGGTGGGATTCCAACGGAGCGCTGGTGGGGGTGGGGATAGAGGCGTGGGTCTACTGGAACAAGGCCAGGCCGTGAAAGGATTCGGGGCGAAGAAAGCCTCCAGGAACCGCGATCCCCGGAGCGGGCCGTGGGGGGGATACCCCACCCCCAACCCGGGCGAGATCGTTCAACCTACCCCCCCATGTTGGGGGGATCTAGCGGCACTCCAGGGGAGGGCATAGGTGGCAGCCACCCGTTTCGAGATCCAGGCTTCCGGGCCGCAGACCACTGACGGGAACGGGGGAAACATCGCCGTCGCCGGCATCCGCGAGATGGTGGCCTTCGTCGACGTCACCGCCAGCGGCGGGACCACCCCCAGCCTCTCGGTCTGGCTCCAGTCGTCGAGCGACGGCGGCACCACGTGGTACGACCTGCCGTACGAAGTCGCCCTGCTCGACGCGAACACGACCCACGCCGAAGGAGCCCACCGGGCCCCGCCGATCAGCGCCGCCTCCGGGTCCGCCGCCATCGGGGCCAGGAACATCGTCGATCAGCTCGCGGCCTCGCCCGCCAAGGCAGTGGCGGTCTACCGGACCTTCGGAGACGTCGTGCGGGGCAAGTGGAAGATCACCGGGACGACCCCGACGTTCACCTTCAGCATCAAGGCAGTCAGCAAGACGTAGGGAGAAGCGATGGCAGAAAAGACGAAAGGAACGCTGGTATTCGACGGGATGGGGAAAGACCAGCGCTGTTACCTGGAAGAGAAGGGACCGGACGGAAAGGTCACCGGGATCAGGACGATCAAGCACGGGGACCGCGTGGAAGTCGACCTCGACAATAACCCCGAGATGCGCGGCACCCTCGAGCTTGGCTCTGCCCGCTGGGAAGACGAGGCGAGACCCCCGAAGACGAAGGGAGCGTGAGGTAGACGATGGCCGAGACCCTGACGAACGTCAAGATCGGAATCCCCAACTTCCTGATCGAGGTGAGCGCCTACGTCACCGCGAAGGGGGCCGGGACCTTCACCGACGCGGGGATCACCGAGGGGGGCTCGGAGATCGACTGGACCGAAGAGGCCACCGACATCTTCGGGGACCGCCACCTGGGAGCCCTGCTGCAGGAGCCGAACAAAAAGGCGTGCTCCCTGAAGATCGTGGCGAAGGAGGTCACGATCGACAACCTGTCGATCGCCCTCGGGGGCGTGGCCGGGGATAAGACCGGGACCACCCCGAACTTCGTCTTCGAGCCCGGCGTCGACAACGCCGCGCAGTACAAGCAGCTCCGCCTGACCCACCCGGGGCTCGGGACCACGGCGACCCGGACGATCCTGTTCTGGCGCACGCGGCGCTCCGGACCGATCAAGCTGGCGGTGAAGAAGGAGAAGGAGCAGATGTACGAGATCACCTTCGCCGTTCTCCAGGAGATCACGGGGGCGGCGCCCAGCTCTTTCTTCAAGGTCACCGACACCTAGAGATGCCGTGCTCCGCGACTTCCTCGACGAGCGGAGGGGGCTGACACTCGGCGGTCGCGCCTTCGAGATGCGGCGGATCTCCTTCGGGGCCGTCGTAGTCGCCACGTCGAAGTTCAGCGAGAAGATCATCGAGGCCGCCCGCCAGGGATCCGCCGACGCGGCCTCCATCCTCGACTCGTTCACGGTGGGGGACCTGGCCGATCTCGTGTGCCTGGTCCTCGACCCCCCGGACCGGGACTTCTTTGTCCGGACACTCGACGCCGCGATCCTCGATCGCTGGCTCCTTGAACTCCGCAGGATGAACGACCTGGAGAAGATCACCGCCAGCCTCAACCTGGGGCCGAAGGACGCTTCCGGTTCCCCGGACTCCAATGAGGGGGAGAAGCAGGAAGCCGGCCCCTCCCCGATGGAAGTCGTCGTCGACGCCATCGCCCAGAGGTACGGCGTGCCCCCCCACCAGGTCATGGGCTGGCCCTACGAGGAGGTCCTGGCGATCCTTGACCTGATGAAGCGCGGGCTCCAGAAGGCGCAGGCGGCCCCGCAGGAAGCCAGGATCGACTCCGGGCACGAGGGCATCGCGCCCTTCACCTGGGGTCTGATGGGGGCGGAATACGCTGACGCCCGCGCCAACCGCAAGAAGCCTGAAGGGGTGAATTGACGTGGCCGGCGACGACCTCTCCCTGAGGGCGACCATCGAGGCGGTCCTCGACGCCAAGGGGTTCGACGACCTCAAGGCCTCGGTGGACCGGATGGCCGACTCCGTGGCCCGGACCGGGCCGAAGGTTTCGGGAACGGTCGACGTGTTCGACAGGCTCGGCCGCCGGCTCCCGACCCAGGGACTGCACCTGCTCTCGGACTCCCTGCTGCGGAACGCCGGGGCGATGCGCGGGGCATCGCAGATCGCCAACGTCCTCACCCACACCGTCGGGGCGCTCACCTTCGGGCTCGGGCCCCTCGGCCTCGCCATCGGAGCCGTGGCCGTGGCCGCCGGAATCGCCGCCACCGCCCTGGGAAAGAAAAAAGAAGAGGCCGCCAAGCTCGCCGCGCAGACCAAAACTCTGGAAGACAACACCCTCGCTTACGGGGACCAACTCCGGCAGCTCAAGGAGCGCGGGATGGAGCTGACCCCGGCGATGGAGACGATGATCCGCCTCGAGCGCGAGTTGGCGAGGGTGCGGGCCGTCGCCGGGCTGGTCGCCGCGAAGGAGATGGAGAAGAAGCAGAAGGAGATAGTGGGCGGGCTGAAGGACGAGATCGCGGCGGAGACGGAATCCCTCTCCTGGGCTAAGAAGCGGGTGGAGTCGATGAGGTCCGTCATGGAGGCGACGGGACAGACCACCGTCGGCTTCATCACGATGGAAGCCACCGTGAGCGCTACGGAAAAGAGCTTGAAGTCCCAGGGAGAGGCCCTCGAGAAGGCCAGCCTCGATCTGCAGCTCGCGTCCGCTCACGTGGATTTCCTGAACGGGACGATGAAGGCGGGAGAACCCACCGCCGCCGCCTACCTGAACACTCTGGCAGAAGGGGCGAGGAGGGCTGCCGAAGAGGTGAAAGAAACCGAGCGTTGGTACGAGCGGCTGGCCGCGCGGATGGAGCGCTTCCACAACGAAGAGGTGCAAGCAACCGAAGCAGGGGAGCGGACCAGGGACCGGATGCGGGAGAGGGAGCGCGAGCGGCAACTCGAAACCGCGAAGCAGATCGTCTCAGGGTTGGAGAAGAACAGGGAAGAGGCGCTGAAGGCCGTGCAGAAGATCGAGGACGACGAGCGGGAGTCGGCGCAAAAGAGGCTCGACATCCAGACCGGGATCGCCGTCGGCTCGGCAGACATCATCCGCTCGGTGTTCGGGAAGAACAAGGCCGCCAGCATCATCAGCGCCATCATCGACACCTACGCCGCCGCCAACGTCGCCCTCAAGAGCGCTCCCCCGCCGGCAAACTTCGTGCTGATGGCGGCAGCCATCGCCGCCGGGCTCGCCAACGTGGCGAAAATCAAAGAGAGCGAGGCGGGCTTCGACGTCCTCGAAAGCGACATGCTTGCTGCCAGCTTCGGGAAGAAGTGGGCCGCCGACTTCCTCCGGCTCGTGGACAGCGGCTTCGCCGCAGCCGTCGACCGCGGGCCCACCCCGGGGATCCGCAGCGTCCACAACACCACGATCAACCGCGGCACCCAGATCCACGGCGGGGTGAGCCTCGGGGGGTTCTTCGGCTCTGGGAAAACCCAACTCCTGAAGCAACTCAACCGCGAGCTGATCGTCATCAACCGGCTGGAAAACCGCACGGCGCTGCGATGAGCCCCAACCCGCTGATCGACTTCCGGGTATCACTGTTGCCATACGCCCCGCGTCCGGCAGGGACAACCTTCGGGTCAACCCAAGCCGTGGATCTCACCTCGCGGTTCCTGCTGGACCGCGCCCCCTCGGTCAACCGCTCCATCGAGCGCGACCTCCTGTCATTCCGCACCGGGGACGTGACTATCGGGCTCGACAACCAAGACGGATTCCTCGACGATCTCTTCTCGATACTCGGGCCTACCGACCGCTGGCACCTGCGGATCACGCGGGGCTCTCAGACGGTGTTCGTTGGGGTTGTCCTGGGCCTCGGCTCCATCACCTTCGACCGCTTCGAAAACCTCTGCGAGGTCACCGCCTACGGCCCCACCCGCATCCTCAAAGACACCAGCGTGGACGCGGTAAGGCGGACCTTCCCCGCCTACACCGTCGGCACCGCAACCGCGGGGCAGTCCACGATCACCCTCGGGGCCGGGCAGTCCGCTTCACCCCTCACCAACGGAGACACGATCCACCTGAACGACAAGATAAACAAAGAGGACCCGGTCATAATCTTCGCGACCTCTGCCGTCCCTGGAGTGATCACCCTCGCCGCGCCCCTGAGCAACACCTACCCGGCCGGGACGGAGATCCGCGTCGAGACCCCGTTCTACAGGTACAAGACCATGAAGTTCCTGGTCGAGGAAGTGTTCAAGGCCGCCGGAGTGCCGATGCTGGAGTACCGCCTGAGCGAGGAGCGCTTCTCCCTGCCGGCCCCCTCCGGGGTGTCGCTCTACGACCTCCCGGCGAACCTGTGGCCCCACGGGTGCTTCGTCTGTTTGCGGAACGGGAAGCCCCACGTCATGCTCGGCTCCAATGTTGCCACGAATCGGGGGGTCTACTCCCAGGCGAGCGCCGACTCCGGGTGGACTCTCGTCGACACCACGCATAAGAGCTTCGTCGACTGGACGATCTACCGCAAGGTTTCCGACGGTGAGCCTACCACCCCCCTCTACCACTTGAGGGACGCCCACGCCGAGGCCGAGACGCTTCAGCGCTTCGGGGTTCACGAGAGCGTCACCGGGTTCAAATACGCGGCGACCTCGACGCTCTTTCAGTCTTTCATGACCGCCGGGTCCATCTTCTTCGCGTACCGGACCACCACCGACGGGATCAACTGGAGCGCCGTCACAACCCCCTTCACCATCGGCAGCTACACCATCGACACCAGCATCCACGTCGTCGACTGCGAGTACGACCCGGGGAGGGACGAGGTCTGGACGACCTGGAGCACGGACGGCGGCAAGCAGATGCGGCGTCACAACACCGCCGGCACCACCCTGCAGACTTTTTCCAACGTGGAGACCCTTTTCGGGCTGCGCTACGTCCCGGAGTGGGACGCTATCGTGGGGCTGAAGAACGGCAAGACCTCGTGGGTAGATAACCTCAGAGGTCCATGGAAGATCGTTGCCTACCGCGGGGCAACGAAACTGTGGGAGAGGGACCTCACGACCTTCGCCGTCGACGCGGTGCTGTTTGAGGAAAATGCGACCTTCCGGTTCCCCCCCATGTACCCGACCAAGACCCTCCGCGTCTACAACGGGGTGGCCCACATGATGATGGTCAGCGACGTCAAGCTGGTCGGGATCATCAGCGAAGACGAGTTTGTGACCACGGTAGAAGGGGTGATCCGGCCAAACGCAACCCGACTGTGGTACGCCGCCGGGTGGGACGGGACGGGTTACAGGGCGATCGGATTCAACGGGAACAAACCCAACGCCTACACCACCTGGAACCGGTTCTTTAACGGGATCATCGACTATGCGGACTTCGAAGACCAGAGCGCCGCCGACGCCCTCACCGAGCTAGCATCCCTGGTGAACGCCGTCGCCTGGATTGACGACGACCTCCAGGGGCACTTCGTCTCCCGCGACCTCGCAGCCCTCGGGGATCCAGGAGACATCAACGACCTCGTCCAGACCAAAGACGACACGCGGCTGTGGGACCAGTCGAAACAGTTCGTCGAGATACGGTCCGGAGACATCCGCGGGATCGCCGGGACCAAAGATTTCGTGGCTGAAGGGCTCATCCTCGAAAGCCCCTACGTGCCCAACGAGTTCTACGCCAACATCCTGGCCGCCGCGTACCACGAGTTCTTCTCGGAGCAGCGCGGGCACAGCGAGGTCAGGATCAGGGACGACGGGAGGATCTATTTCCCGCTGGATCGCGTGCGCATCGACGGGCAGCGGTACCTGGTCTATGAAAGCGACCACGACCTGACAGAGATGGCGCACGAACTCAAGCTGATCGAGGACGTCTGACGTGCCGACCCTTCCGAGAAAGAGCGGCGGAGAAGGGGGAGGAGGCGGCGGCGGGATCACCCTGCCGCAGGCGTTCGGGCTCGCCCTCAAAGACTTCGTCGAGATGGTCTTTTCCGGCGGCCTCACGATCGACACCTTCATCGAGCAGGGGCGCCTGCAGGTCATGCTCGGGTTCCCAGACTCCGACGGGGCGGACCAGAGCGCCCAAGGCGACATCATCTACCGGGGCGCGACGGCTTGGGCCCGGTTGCCGGCCGGGACTTCCGGAGATTTCCTGAAGACCCAGGGAGCCGGCGCCAACCCGCTCTGGGCCCCGGCAGCCGGGGGGGCTGGAGTCTACGAGCTGTTCCTCGACTTTGGCACCCGAGAAGTGAGCGTTCAAGGTTAAGATAGACACAGGAGGCACACGATGGGACTCAGGAACGCAGGGATCGTCAGCGACGTGTCGGCGGTCGCCGCCACGGCGTTCAACAGGGTGCAGCTCGACCCAGCGGCCAACCGCGCCATCGAGGTGACGGAGTGGCAGGTGGCCCACGACGGGCCGGCGAACAGCACCGACGTGCCGGTCCTCTACCAGCTCCGGCGCTACTCGACCGTGGGAGTGGGGACCGCGTCTGCCCCGGTCAAGGTCCACGACACCATCGCGGACACCTTGCTGACCGCCGGGCAGGTGGAGAACACCGCTGACGGGACTCTCGTCGAGACCCTCGACAGCATCTTCGTGCCGATCGTCTCGGGATACATCTGGGTGGGGGCTCCTGGACGCGAGCGCGGCTGCATCCCCGCCAACTTCATCGGGCTGAGGAACAACACGACCCTGCCGGCCGGGCGCTCCGCCGCCGTCACGATGGTCTTCGACGAGTGACCGCGTGATCGCGCTCCTCTGCGCGACCCGGCTGTTCCTGGGGACAGGTGCGGCCTCCGTCCAGGTGGAACTCCGCCGGCACCACGACATCGACTCGGTCAGCGGGCACGACAACCGGATGTTCACCGTGGTCACGCGGCCGATGTTCCTCCCCGGGGTCTCCGCGACGGTTCTCAGCCGCAAGACGTTCTCGGGATCGGGGGCAAAGGCCGAGGCCAAGAGGTTCTGGAGGGAGAAGGTGGCAGTCCTGGAGGGCCAGGGATACCGCAGGGAGGACCGCCGCATCTCGGGGTTCCACGAGGAAGATTAAGTGACGTTCGACCGCTGGCGCATCTACTACGCAGACGGCAGCATGGCCGAGGGTTCGGACCTCCCCTCCTGGTCCTCGGCCCCCTCCGCTGGCGTGCAGGTAGTGCAGATCCTGTTCCTGGAGACCTACGCGATCTGGAAGCAGGACGGCTACGACGGCACCGGCAGGCCGATCAACCAGCGGCTCGAGACTGAGAACTACTGCGAGCTGCTGCACAGTCTGGACTACTACTTCTTCGTCGACGGGGAGAACCGCGGGGGCGTGTCGGCGGAGGCGCTCATCCCTGAACTCCTGGCGCTTCCCGCGGGAGCAGTAAAGACCGGATCCCTTGCTTCCGAGACAGACTTCTACGCTGCGTACGATCGAGCCGAAAAGAACCGGAAACCCTGATGGCCCTTCTCTTCGAGCGTGGCAGCTTCGCCAAGGAGACGTCTGGAACCGCGAATGCCACCCAAACGGTGAGTCTTGTCGACTCTGGACTAACTCCCAAGGCATTGATCTTGTGGTGCACCGGACAAACCGCAGAGGGCTTCTCGGCGGGCGCTAGATGCAGTGTCGGCATGGGAAGTGGAACAGCTCTGGCGAACCAACGCTGTATTGCGTGGGCGTCGGATGACAACGTCGCAACTTCCAACTGTGGTGACAGTTGGGGCGACAGTGTCCTTGAGATACTCACAAACGGAACGCCAACGCTGGGCGTCCGCGGGCGAATCAACGCATTCAGCGCTGGCAGCTTCCAACTTATCTACCCAACGAATAATACGACCGCCTACCTAATCCACTACCTCGTACTCGGCGGTGGTGATTTAACAAACGCAGTCGTCCTGGAGAAGTCTTCACCTGTCGTGACCGGCAACCAAAATGATGTCGGCTTTGGCTTCGATCCCGAGTTTATCTTTGTCTTACACGGCGGAACGAGCAACGCCCCACCAGCCACAGGAGCGTCGTACCATCCTGGCATCGGAGCAGCCAAGTCATCTTCTGCACGCTGGGCTTACGGCCTCTCGGGGCAAGACGCCCAGACGATGGCGGCGAACTTTGGAGCTGTCAACGACCTCGTCACGAATCGGGTGATCAATACGCTCAGCGTTACAGCAATTCCAGCCGTCTTCACGTCCGCCGACTTCGTCGGTTTCATCACAGATGGCTACACTCTGAATTGGACAACGGTGCAAGCAACCGCCCGTCGCTACGGTGTGCTCGCAGTCCGAGGTGGTCAGCATGCCGTCGGAGCCTTTAGCAAATCCACCGGTGCCTCCGGGTCGGCTGACGACATCACCGCTCCCGGCTTCCAGCCGAAAGGCGTGCTCCAGGCGACGGCTGACAGGCTCGCGGCAGACGGCATCGGAGGAGACTCCGAGCTGGCCATCGGCTCCTTCGACGGGACGCGGGAAGGGCATGGCTGGGTCGAATGGAGCGACACCGCACTCAACACTGAGGCCAACTCGAAGATCGACACGGCAAAGGTGATCTCGACGAACACCGGCCCCTCCACGATGAAGGCGGAGGCCGACTGCTCCTTCATCGCCAACGGATTCCGCAATACTTGGAGCACGAACAACGCGGTGGCGACGGAGATCGCATGGTGGGCGGTCGGGGACAACGCAGTAGTGGCGAACCCCGTCATCCCCATCGGCAGGTCGAGGACCATAGGAGAATCTGACGACTCCGAGCGCCGCGTGCTCATGGGGCCGCGGTTCTTCCGCGTGCCCTTCTTCGCCACGCCGCCGGAACCCGCAAGCCCGGTGGTGCCGTTCACCCGCGGCCAGCTCCTCGAGCAGGAGGTCGAGAAGGTCCACGTCTTCCCGCACTTCTTCCCGCTGGTGCCGTTCCCCCCGCCACCGCCCCCGGCTTCCCCGCTCGTGCCCTTCCTCGCCTCGCCGTACCTGTGGATGGACGACCCCGAGGTGCGCTCCTATCCGTGGGACCCTTCGGAGCGGCCGCACTTCCTGCCGCTGATCCCCTACGCGGTGACCTGGATCGACTACGAGACGTTCTACCTGTTCGATCCCGCAGGATACGGGACCATCACCCTGAAGCTGGAGGCGGTATTGAAAGACGGGTGCAAGGCGAGGCTCGTCGACCTGTCAGATGGATCGACCGTCGTGATCATCGAGAACGCCGGCTCCACGTACCAGCGGATCAGGAGCGCGGCGCTGACCGTGCCGGGATCCAGCCGGGAGTACAAGATGCAGATCGGGGGGCCACCCGGGCAATTGTCGTCGTGCAAGGGTGGTAGGCTGATCGTGAGGACCACATGATCAACTACGCCCCCAAGATCCGGGTCACGCGGCCGGCCGGCGTGGCGCAGGTGTACGACCTCTCGACCATCACCCAGATCACCAAGGCCAGGCCGTTCTACGACCGCATGGTCATCGACAAGGAGATGGTCGACCGCTCGGTGCGCCAGGACCGCCTGGGATACCGGGTGCGGGCGGAGGTCGAGTTCATCATCCCCAACGCCCCCCACGCGGACCAAAATACCCTCAGTGAGATCACGACCGCCCTGGCCGAGGACGAGACGCTGGTCGAGCTCACCCTGGGGAACGACGAGTTCGGCAGCGTCCTATACCGCGAGGTCGGAGGATTCGAGGAAAACGTGGCGCCGGTAGAGAACGTACTATCGATCCTGCTCTATTCCTGGGAGTTGACGATGCGGCACCTGATCCCCTACCGCATCGAGGCGGGCCTCGCGGCCACCGGGATGTGGTGAGTGCCGAGCCGGTTCATCCAGTCCGACGCCTTCAGCAGCTACCCCGTCGGGGGGGTTGTCCGGCTTCTGGACACGGTCTCGAAGCCCGACCTGGGGGAAGTCAGGATCACGCTGGCGCCTTCGACTTCCGACCAGATTGTCTTCGTCACCGGGGCGGGGATCCCGGGCCTCCCTTCATGGAAAGAGGGGACGTACGCGGCCGACATCGAGGTGCTGTCCGCCGACCCCTCGATGACCTATACCATCGCCTTCGCCCAGGCCCCGGGAGCCGGCCTGATCGCCCCGCTCATCGCGGAGAGCGCGGCCCTCTCCGGGACCGGAACGAAGTCCTTCTCCGCCACCGGGACGAAGAAGATGGGGTCCGCCAACATCCGATTCGCCCTCATGGTCAAGGTCAACCGCGACTCCACGGGACTCCCTGCCGCGGACCTGGTGCTCCGGGTCAGGCAGGCCGCACACCGGGTCGACACCCCGTGGAACCCGGCCCCTCCGAGCCGGCACGCCGGTGGACCCGAGGCGCTCGTCGAGGCGAGGTCCGCCGAGGGCGCCTTCAACGAGCTGCGCGGGAAACCATCGAGCCTGGCGCTCTCCGGGACCCCGTCCTCGCTGTCCATCAAGGGATCCGTCGCCGCAGCATCAACCCCAAAGGGTGAAGGTTCCTGATGCTCACGGTCAACCCCAACACCCACCTCGTCCGCATCGATCGCGGAGACGACCAACCGATCCGCGTCACCGTGACGGACGCTGCCGGGGCCATCGTCAACGTGAGCGCCGGGACGTTCAAGTTCACCGTGAAAGCATCCCTGGAGGATGCGGTCTTCGTCCTGCAGAAGAGTTCCCCCGCCGGCAGCGGCATCGACCTGGCGCTCGCCGCCAGCGGGGTGGTGGACGTCCTTCTCGTTCCCTCAGACACGCTCTCCCTCGCCGGAGTGTACGTGTGGGACCTGGAGATGGTCCTCGCCTCCAAAACGAGGACCTTGGCGAAGGGGATCTTCGTCGTCGAGAAGGAGGTCACGACCCCCGGGACGATCCCCCCGCCAGCGGTCGTGCCGATCAATTACCTGATCACGGGCTTCCTGGCCCTCGACGGAGCGCTATACTTGCTGGGGGACGAAGTACCGAAGCTGTACCACAAGTTCCTGGTGGTGGGAGGAGTGCTCACAGATGCCGGCACCGGTTCGTCGGTTCCTTTCTAAGTACCTGGTCGGGATCCTGGTGGTGGCCGCCGCCGTCGGAGCAGCCCTGCCGCAGGGGGTGCGGACCTACGCCATCCTGCAGATCGAGCAGACCTTCACCGCCCTCAAGAGGTTCGAGATCACCGGGACCAACGGGTTCGTCCTGCCCCTGATCCTCCAGAACAACCCCGCGACGGCGGCCGCCAGCGACCGCGTGGCGCTGAGGGTCAACATCGAGAACAGCGCCGGGGCCTTCGTGACGGCCGGGCAGCACCTGTTCACGATGACCGACGTGATCTCCGGAACCGAGGACACCGACTACCTGCTCACCCTGATCCGCAACGGAACAACCGCCGACACCTTCTGGCTCCTGGGAAACCCGATCCAGATGATCTTCGGACCGGAAGTAGACGAGAACCGGGAGCTCGTGTTCAACCGCTCCACGAACGACGGCAGGATCCGGTGGGACGGATCCGTGTGGACCTTCCAGACCGGGGCCGCCGGGATGCCCAACCAGGGCGAGTGGCGCTTCTACGAAGCTTCCGGGGGCGGCACCGACTACCACAGCTTCAAGGGGGCGGCGGCCTACTCCGGGATCCGGGACTTCATCTGGAACATCGACCCATCGGTATGCACAGGAGACGTCAACGCCGGGGCGCTCACGGTGACCGGGGTGGGACCGTGGACCATTGGGTGCTCGACCGACGACGGGGGAGGCGCCGGAACCGACGTCAAGACCGCCGTGTTCGAGGTCGGGGTGCAGGTGGGGACCGTCGGGAGGCGCCTGGACTTCATCAACGCCAGCGACTTCGTGGTGAGCGAGGACGTGGCCGGAGACCAGTTCGACCTGTCGATCAACCGCAACGCCGCTAGCGGGATCGCTGGCCTCGACTCCGGATCCAGGATCGCCAAGGCCCAAGGCCACTCCGCCACCGCCTACACCGACCAGGGAAACACCTTCAACGCGGCCGCGCCGCAGACGATCAACCGGACGGACACCGGCACGGTCCTGGTGGTGAACCAAAACAGCGCGACGGCGGTGGCGGAAGAAGTGAGCCTCCTGCACCGCGAGAGCACGGGCGGTGGCGGCGGGAACGTCTCGCGGGCGCGGTACAACGACGCCAACACCGCGGTGGAGGGCGGCGACGTCCTGTGGAGGTACGCTTTCTCCGGCAGCAGCGGGACCGGGCCCACTTACGCCGACGGGGCGATCCTGGAGGCCAGCGCGGCCACCGGGTGGACCTCCACGAGCGCCCCCGGGAGGCTGGCCTTCTTCACCACGCCGTCCGGATCCACGGTGCCGGTGAACCGCGGGTACTTCGACGAGAACGGGAACCTCGTGCTCCTCGGAGCAGGCGACACCGTAGACGACCAGAACCTCGACAACATGGCCGCCACGACGCTCGTCGAAACCATCACGGCGGTGTGGACGTTCGCGAGCGCCGGCACTCAGATCGTCAACGACCCCGTCGACTTCTTCCCAGACGGAACCAACGGCGTGAGGCTCGACTCCTCCGGGTCCATGAAGAGGCAGGGGACCGGGACGAACGTGGCAGACCGGGTAGAAGTGGCCGCCGTGGTCGCCGGCACCTGCACCCTCGACGACACGCGGATCGACAGCTCCGGGACGGTGAGGAAGTTCTGCTACTGCTCCCCCGCCAACACCTGGAACTGCGGGCCCCTGCTATCCGGGACCCCACTCGACGGGGAGTTCAAGACGGCCTGCGCCGTGGTGGACGCCCCAGCCACCTCCCAAGACTTCATCGTGCTGCGGCTCGAGCGGGCCGCCACGGTGACCGGGATAGACTGCATCGTGGCCGCCGCCACCAGCGCGGCGATCCTGGTGAAGGAGTGCGACGGGAACGCCTCCGCGTGCATCAACGTGGAGGCCGAGATCACCTGCACAACCACCAACACGAGCGAGAGCGGGGCCATCGACAACCCGAGCCTGGACGCCGGAGACTGGATACGGATCGACCCGACGACGATCGTGGGGACCCCTGGACACGTGAGCATATGCGTCAACTACCTCTTGCAATAGCGGCGCTGCTTCTCTCGGCTCTTCCGGCAGCAGCTACGGACTACTACTTCTCCGACTGCGCGAGCGGAGGCTCGGGAACGAGCGGCGATCCATGGTGCATCGACCCACCTGACGCCGTGGCGTGCGCCGCCTCGGGTGACGTGTGGGCGGCGGCGATGAGCGACGGGTGCGGGACGGAAGTGGCGGCCGGGGACAACATCATCCTCTGCTGTGGAGGATGCGGGGCGGCAGGGCAGACCTGTGATGATGCGAACCACGTGAATGAAGTTGGGGTCGTGTCGACTGGTGTGGAGATATTTGCAGGCTCTAGGACATGGCTCATGCCAAGAATGAGCGGCACGAACAATAGCACGCGGATCACGATGAAACCGTTTTGTGCCGGCGGCACATGCGATACAGTCACAATCAGCGGCGATCATAACGGGAACGGTCTATTTGATACTGACGAGCCTGCACGTGCCATGTCGGTCAGCGCCGCAGGGTTCACCGACGAGAAATACTGGACGTTCGACGGCAATCCCCTAGTATCGAGCGGGTCATGGAACCAGTCGAAGTTCATGTATTGGACGAAGTTCAATGGCCGGATGATCCGGAACGACAGTGGGGCTGCTGCGGGAGACGGCTGGGGATACTTTATCTGGGAGGACATGAAGTTTTCCCGCACGGACCAGAGGCTATGGGCCGTCACGCACGCTGCCGAGGTTACTGCCTGTATCGACGCCAGTGTAAGTGCATATACATTCTTTATTGTTGACGCCAGTGGCGATCTGACATTCCTCCGGAACGAGTACTCGCTCGCCTGCAACAGTGTGTTCCGCCTGAATAACATGGGAACAAGTGGGCACACGATCACAATAAACGACAACGAATTTTTTAATACTGGCGGCGGAATGGATTTGAATACGTTCTCTGGGGGAAGCAACTTCATATACTCGCTGCAACGCAATTATCTCCATGATGTCAGCCTCAACGCATTCGATAAGGGTGTAGCTAACGCTACTGTGGCTGACAATATATTTGCCTGCGAAGGCATATGGAGAGTTGAGGCAGATTGGAGTTGCAGATTAGCTTTCAGGTTAGGAGATGACGGATGCAGTGATAGTGTAGACAGCCATGACATCGTGATCGAACGCAACAGGGTCTACGGACGTGGCGAGTCCGGAAACAGCAACGGAAATTACAACGGTGGTATACACATCTGTGGAAACATGTGGGCTGGCGGTAACCCAAACATTACTGTCCGCAATAACATGCTATGGCATATCAGAACGTTCTCTGGTTCCTCAAATTGCATTGATGACAGTGGTTCTGCGGCGGCACTGTGGATCGTCTCCCCAGATGTTATTACAGTTGAGAACAACACGATCTACGACACCCGCGTTGGAATAGTAATTGGTTCTGCAAATCACACGGCCAGGAACAACATTTCTGTGTTAGCGTCGTCTGCGGCCTCTGAGTTTACTGATTGCAGTGACGCCGCTGGCTCCTACATCTTTAACAATCTTCATGACACTGCTGGAAATGTTGCCTGTGAGAATAGTTCTGCTGGGACGTGCAACGGCACACAATATTCATGTGCCGGGATCGGCGGATTTGGCTCCAGCAACAAGTGCGTCGCCCCCGTCTTCGTCAAGTGCGACTCCGCGACCTGGTGCGCTGACTCCTCCGCAACGAGTGAAGAACAATGGGACCTACACCTGCACTCGACGGACACCGCCGACAAGGACGCAGGAACGAGCGGGGCGACGAACGATTTCGATCAGCAGGGCAGGCCGCAGGGATCCGCGACCGACATCGGGGCCGACGAGTTCGAGGTCGCCGGGCCGGCAGGGCCGGGGAAGGTCATCGTGGTGATCAGCGAGATGTTGGGGGACCTCTATTCGATCCTCTGCTGGCTGATCAGCGGTCAGGACTGCAAGGGCGTCAATGAGTCTTGCGCCTGAAAGGTGACGCTTTACGACCTCACCGTGAACCACGACGCCACATGTCAGCCGGAGGCAGCGTGAAGGTCCCCGCCGCCTGGATCGCCGCAGACGTCGACGACGCCAGACTCCTGTGGAAGATCAAGCTGACCTGGCACGCCCTCGGGGTCCCGCTCGTCAGGAAGTTCCCCGCCCTGTTCCCAACCAGCGGACTGCGATCCGACTCGCGGCAGAAGGCGATGGCGAGGGACCCCCTCTACGCGGCGAAGGTGGCGGGCGCGGGGAAGGTCTCGCAGCACGTCCTCGGGGAGGCCGGCGACCTCGACGGGCCGCGGGCCGCCCTGGTCGAGGCGTTTCGCTGGGCCCACGCCAACCTCCCCTGGTGGCAGCTCATCGTCTACTTCAAGGTCCCGGAACCGCCGACTGGCCTGGGCGAGAGCCTCCACGTCAGCATCCTGAGCGAATCCCCGACCGTCGCGCAGAAGGCGCTCTACTACGTGAACGGGAGCGCGAACACCTACCTCGGGAGGTTCGACGGGGTAGAGGGGCCGGTGGCGGTATGAGGTGCGGGGGGTGAACGAGCGGGCGAAAAACGGGCTGAAATCCTGGGGCGGGTGGGCCGCCGCCGCCGTAGCTGCCGCGGCACTCGCTGCCAGCTACACCCGGGCGTGCATCGCGGAGAGCAAGATCGACGTCCGCTACGCCGAGGAGAACAGGAGCCGGATCGAGAACATCGAATACTGGCGGCAGGAGCATCAACAGGAGACGATGAGGAGGATCGAGCAGATCGACCGCATCGACAAAGAGCAAGCCAGGAGGACCTCGAAGATCGAGGAGTTCGGGGAGCGCTTGACCGCCATCGAGGCGCGGGTCGGCAACGTCGAGAGGGGCGTGAACGAAATCCTGCTGCGCCTGCCGGCCAAACCGACGGGAGGGCAGCGGTGAAGGGGATTCAGTGGGGAGCCGTGGCGACGGGTTGCGGCATTCTGTTCGCCGTGGCGAACTATTACGGCTGCCTGCCCGTGACCACGATGCAACTCCAGAAGCAGCTCGAGGGGAAGGCGGGCGGCTCCCCGCTCATCAGCTGCGAAGACTACACCGCGCACCTTCAGCACCTGCACCGCGACCTGCGGCGCATCATGGACAGGGTGAACACGGAGCACCACGGGGAGATGCCGCCTTGACTCCGGCGCTCAGAGCGTGGACGATGTGCGTGGACGATCGCGTGAAGAAGCACCTCGGGGGACTCTTCGAGGACTTGCATGGATGGACACCCAGAGTCGCGGAGCTCGCTGCCTGGGCCAGGTGGATGAGCCGTCACGACGGCGGGAAGCTGGACGAAGACGTGCAGCGCATCATGGGGGAGGCGCCGCGCCAGGAGCCGCAGGGCGCGTAACAAGAGAGCGGCACGGGAGGTCGCGTGGGAAACATCATTCCGTTTTTGCTCAAGCTGAAGTTCGTACCGTCAGGGTGGCTGACCGTGGCCGGAGGATTTGGGACGCTGCTCATCGGTGCCGGCAATCTGGTATGCGCTTACACCGGGCTCTGCGAGAGCACGGTCGGCACCGAGGCCGCCCTCGGCATGGTCACGGCAGGGGCCGGGCTCGTCGGGCTCGGGAGGCGAAAGGGATGAGAGAATGGCGCTGCCGGCGCTCACCGCCTTTTCCCTGAAACTCGCCTTCGATTGGCTCGGCCCGATCATCCTCCGCAAGCTCAAGCTGGCGATCGAGGAGGCGGACGGGAAGTTCGGCTCCGACTGGCGGCGCCAGCTCTACGTCAGCCGGCAGTTCAAGCGCGCTCTCGGCGCTGAGGGGAAACTCATCCGGACGAAGCGCGGCTTCCGCAAGACGATAATCGAGCTGCTCGTCTGCGAGTGGAAGGCCGGCCGCGGGATCCCCGGCTTCGACCTCCTCCCCAAGCCCCCGCTCCACGGCATCGACCCGGAAGGCTTCGCCGGCGTCTGAGAATTTCATCACCTTAAATGCCAAGAGCCCCCGCGAGGGAGCCCTTGACTTCCTGGCCCGGGTGAGCCAGAGTGTTGTCTGTTAGGAACAACGATGGCAGTCTACTCCAGTTCCACACCCGCACGCAAGACATCGTGTTTCCTGGCCGGAGCTGTCTCGCCGGTCGGCCGTAAGCTCTGCGACCCGGCGACGTTTGATCACATGAATGGGTAGAGATCCAGGAGCCCGACCTGAACTGGCTGTTCAGTGAGGGGCGACAGGGCATCTCGTAAGAACCGCCCCGCCTGGGTTAGCTGCCGTGCCGGACGTCTCGCAGGCCGCCCGGATGCCCGTTCTGGGATAGCCGCGTCCGGACCAACGGTAAGCGTCCCGGCACCCGTCCGGATGCCCCGCCGCTCGTCACCGCCAGCCCGCCGCTTCGAGATCGTGGCTGGTTCGTAGTACTACGCCTTGAACTCACCGGAGATCGCGTCTCCTGGGGCCAGCCACGGAGTATGGAAATAATGGCATCTTGTGGGGTGCCTGGGCCATCGCGGAATTCTTATCATTTCTATTGACATATAAACCGTTCTAGCGTATATTGAGAGTAGGAGGTGACGCGTGACTCTTTTCTGGAGCGAGCGAGGCGAGATAGCTTGTGAGAAACACATCCCCTACCGCGGCAGCGACACGTGGAAGTGGGAGCGCTGGAAGGAGATGAGGGCGGCGGAGGTCGCGGCCTTCGCGCAGCAGAGCGGGAAGAGCGCGAAGTGCGATTGTTGTTGGGCGATCGAAAGGGTGAGGAAGGAGGAAGGACCATGAACGTCTACACCGGAAGGAGAGAAGACGGAAGGTGCTTCGTGTACGCCGGGACGAAGCCGTTGGACCCGAGGAACCGGGTGCGGAACCACAGCCCCGACGGATTCGAGTGGGGCTATGGCGGCAGCGGACCAGCGCAGCTCGCGCTCGCCATCCTGTGCCAGCACTTCGGCGTTCCGCTCAACGTCAAGGAGCCTGGAATCTGGGCATCTGCCGAGCCTGGTTTCCACGACACGCCGCTCGGCAAGACACTCTACGCCTACCAGAGGTTCAAGGCGCTGGTGGTGCAGCACCTGCCGCACGACGGGTGGGTTCTCACCGGAGAAGAAGTGAAGAACGCCCTCCGGAAGATCCAGGATGAGAGGCCGGAGTCACCCTATCTGGTGGTGGAGGACGAGCCATGACAGCGTCTACCCGACCGAGGGAAACGAGGCCGAAACTCTGGATCAGATCCCGGGTCCGCCGGTGGATGCCGGCGCTGACGAGGCCAATGACGGCGTCTCAGGAGTGAGAGGAGAGTGGACCATGTTGAGCGTGAGCAGAGCGGGAACGGCGAAAGAGAGGCTGGAGGAGTACGTCCAGCGAGGGGCGAGCAGGGCCGCCGCGGTAGTGAACCAGGTCATGTCCCAGGTGCCGAGCGACGCGCTCGTGCCAGGGCACGGTCTCAAGTTCAGCGCCCCGGAAGGGAGGCTCAGCGTCGGGGTGCCGAGCGTGGAGCGCGAGTGGGGCCTGCATGACAATGTCTTGACGCAAGCGTGCAGCAAGGCGGAGTTGCCGGTCGCCTACGCCCGGCATCTCCAGTCTATGCCGGGATGGGGTCCGGATCTCCTGGCGGACAATCTGACGCGACTATTCGTGAACGGGGCGACCGAGCAGCGGTACCTGGTGCGGTCAGTCGACGGCCAGGCCCGCGGCTTCCTGTCCTCCAAGTACCGGCGCATGGACTCGCGCCCGATCCTCGACGCCCTGCTCGGGGAGCTGAAGGAGCAAGGGGCCGTGGTCTCTGACGGGTTCGCCGGAGACGTGCGGGTGCAGATCACGGCGATCCTGCCTCGCGTAGTGGAGCTCATCCCCGGGGAGCCGGTCGTGTTCGGCCTGTCGTGGGTCAACAGCGACTTCGGGAGGGGGGCCCTGGAGATCAGCGGCTTCGCCATGCGGCTGGTCTGCATCAATGGGATGATCGGCAAGAGCGAGATCCGCAAGGTCCACCTCGGGGCGAGGCTCGGGGAGGACTTCGAGTACCGGCGCGAGACTTACGCGCTGGACACCCGCACGGTCGCGTCGGCCACGAAGGACGTGGTGAGGCACGTCCTGTCCCCGGCGGCCGTGGAGCGGAGGTCGGAGCGCATCCTCGCGGCGGTGAGCATGGCCGCGGACCCGGAGGCGTTCCGCCGGAGGGAGTTCCGGGACCTGCTGACGGCTCCGGAGATCAAGGCGGCGACGGAGAAGTTCAACAGCCTCGATGTCGAGGACTTGCCCCAGGGCAACACGGTGTGGCGCCTCAGCAACGCCATCTCGTGGCTGGCGAACCAGGCGGAGGGGGAGCGGAGGATCGAGCTCCAGGAGGTCGCGGACAAGGCGCTCGACGTCGCCGCCTGAAGGCTGAAACCGCGCCGGGGAGGCGGCGCGGTCGCACCGTCGAGCGGTGCCTGATGATGGCCGGCTTAACAAAGCAATTAGATTGTGATAGAATGGCGCAGGCTGGAGGTGATGATCATGGAAGGGTACATCGGGGCGATAGAGGCGGCGAAGCGATTCGGGTTCTCGTCCCGCCAGGTGATCTACCAGATGGTGAGCCAGGGCAAGCTCCGCGACGCGGTGAAGGTCCGCGGCCGCCTCTACGTCTCCGTGAAGGAGCTGGAGCATTACGTAGCGCCGAAGCCGCGGCGGTCGCGGCGTCAGATGGTGGCCAGGTAGCCGCCGAGAAGAGGAGCATGACACATGAGCGAACAGGGGACAGAACGGAAGGACGATCAAGCGTCAGTGCCGGCGAGGCGGGAAGTCTTCACGCTCCAGCCACGGACGCTCGACGAGGCGATGGAGTTCTCGAAGCTGATCGCCGCGAGCGAGCTGTGCCCGCCGGGGTTCAGGGGCAAGCCGCAGGACGTGCTCATCGCGGTGCAGATGGGCAACGAGATCGGCATCCCGCCCATGCAGGCGCTCCAGAACATCGCCGTGATCAACGGGCGGCCGAGCATGTGGGGCGACCTGGTCATCGGGCTAGTCCAGGCGAGCGGGCTGCTGGAGTGGATCGAGGAGCGCGATGCTCAGGAGGCGATGACCGAGCAAGAAGGCAAGTGCGAGGTCAAGCGCAGGAACCAGCCCAACACGACTGCCCGCACCTACTCGATGGAGATGGCCGATAAAGCCGGGCTCACGAGGCGCGGCGGCCCTCAGGCCCCGTGGGCCACGCACCCCGGCCGGATGCTCCAGATGCGGGCGCGGTCCTGGGCGCTGAGGGACGCCTTCGCCGACGTGCTCAAGGGGCTCCAGTTCCGCGAGGAGGTCGGGGATTACCAGATGCGGGAACCGAGACTGGTCTCCATGCCGCGGCGGGCGAGCGAGGCGGCCGCGGAGAAGGTGGAGAAGTTCATCGGCAAGCAAGAGGCCAAGGCCAAGGAGCCGAAAGCAGCACGCGGGGGAGAAGCCGCGGCTCAGAAGCCGAAACCGAAGGCGGAAGCACCGAACACGTGGGTCGGGGTCGTGGCCGCGGTCGACGAGAAGTCCGGCAAGGGCTGGAAGCTCTACTCGATCCGCGGCCAGGACGGGCAGGCGTTCAGCACCTTCGATGCCAAGTTCGCGGCCTTCGCCCGCGAGGCCGGCTCGAGCGAAGTAGAGATAGGCTGGCAGGAGGTCCAGTCGAAGGACGGGAAGAAGACGTACAGGCAGATCGTGAGCATCGAGCTGCACCTCGGGAGGGAGCCAGGGGAAGATGACGACATCGCGTTCTGAGCTGCCGAGAGTTACCACAATCCTCAAAGACGCGGGGCTGGTGGACACTTCATTTTTCACTGACGAGGCTCGCGACAAGGGCTCGGCGCTGCACCTGGCGCTACAGTTCTTAGACCAGCACGACCTGGATTGGGACAGCCTCGATCCGGTCCTTCTCCCACGCGTGCGGCAATACCAGCGATTCTTGGACGAAGTGCGACCGGAGATTCTGGCCATAGAAGAGGAGGTGGTGAACGAGCCGCTCCAGTACGCTGGCCGGCTGGACCGGCGGGTGAAGATCGCTGGAAAGGAACTCGTCCTCGATCTGAAGACGGGCGGCTGCGCTCCGTTCCACCAGGTCCAATTGGCTGGCTATGCCGGGACGTTCCAGCGGCCGCTGGCAAGAACATGCCTGCACCTGTTCGAGGACAGGTATCAGCTCGTCGAGCACCGGGATCGGAATGACTGGGTAGTATTCAAGGCGGCGCTGACGCTGACCGCATGGAGGCGAAGCAATGGCGCGAGCGATGTCCAACGAACAATGTGAACGATGCCAAAAACAATTTCGCGTGAGGACACATGAGATTACGCGCGGGCATGGTCGCTTCTGTTCTCATCGCTGCATTGTTCTTGGAAGAAGCCGAGAACACAATTTTAATTGGCGAGGAGGGCGCGTTCACCTAGGAGGAAAGCGAGCTGACGTGGTCGGGATCTATTTGAAGGGAGATCCTTCGGCGAATCTCTCGGGCGGGGTTTATGCTTACGAGCATCGCGTGATAGCTGCGAGCATGCTTGGCCGGGCGCTCTGCCCGAGCGACATCGTTCATCACGTCAACGGAAATCAGCGAGACAACCGACCAGACAATCTGCGTGTCATGACAAGGGCAGAACATGCGCGTCTGCACCTGCGGACTCGCGGTATCAGTCTGGCTGATTTGCGCTGGCACTCTCGGAAAACGATCGGAGGACAACATGAATGACATCGTAATCGTTAGGCCGTCCCCGCCTGACATCGTGGGGCAGCTCGCGCCCATCGTGCGTGAGGCGATGCTGTACGAGGTCCGCGAGGTGGCCTCGCACGGCGAGGCGCTGGAGCGCGCCAAGCGTCTGCGCTCCGGCGAGCGCTCGATCACCGACTACTTCGAGCCCGCGCGCAAGGCGGCGGACGCCGCGAAGAGGGAGATCCTGGCGGCGCGGGACGGCTTGGTGGGCCCGGTGGTGATGGCCCGCCAGCTCTACGACCGCAAGGCTCAAGACTTCGAGGCCGAGGAGCGGCGCAAGGCCGAGGAGTTGGAGCGCGAGCTCAGGGAGCGCGCTCGCATAGAAGAGGAGGAGCGGCAGCTCATGGCGGCGATCGATGCTGAAGAATCGGGAGATGCCCAGGCGGCGGAGGCGATCCTGGCGGCCCCGGTCGAGGTCCCGCAGGTGCGCGTGGCCCCGGCCGTCGCGGAAATCCAGGGGGTGAGCGAGAGAGAACTGTGGTCCGCCGAGGTCCACGATCTTCAAGCCCTGGTGTCCTACGTGGCTGGCCACCCGGAGTGGATCGGGTTGCTGGAGCCGTGCATGCCGACCCTCAACAAGCTGGCGCAGGCGCAGCGCGGGGCGCTCAGGATCCCGGGCGTCAGGGCGGTCAGCCGCGTGAGCCGGAGCTACCGAGCGTGACCGCCGCCTCTGGCTACCTCCTCGGCCTCGCGTCCGCTCTCCTGATCTTCGGCCTGTGGAGATTGGCCGAGCGGATTCGCAGTTGGCTTGGAGACCACGATGTCTACATTCACCCGAGCGAGGAAGATTGATTGTGGTACTCTTCTCCAAAGGCGCCCTCTTACTGGCCCCGGCTGCGCCTCCGGTCGCTCGCCGGCAATCTGGCCGGGGCCGATTCTCCTATGTACAAATCCCCGGGGTTTGTATATGATCCCGGAGAGCTCATCTACCCCGCCGGTCCTCAGACTCCTTCACGGGTGCCGGGATCGGCGGGGTAAGGTTGAGCCTGGAGGCACCCGTGAATCTCTCGCCACAACTCAGGAAAGAGGCCCAGCCATGAGCTGGGTCAGGATCGACGATGCCTTTGATGACCATCCTAAGATTCTGAAGCTCAGTCCATTCGCCGTAACACTTCACGTCAGGGCCCTCTGCTGGTGTTCCAGGCATATGACGGATGGCTTCGTCCCGGAGGAAGCCATCGAGAGGCTCACGTTCGGCCTCACGCTCAACGATGCGGATGAGAACACTCTGTGGCCCGAAGCAGCTGCTTCAATAGAAGACGAGCTTCGCCGAGCAGAGCTCTGGGAGAAGTGCGCTGGTGGGTGGTCCATCCACGACTACCTGAAGTATAATCCGAGCCGCAAATCGATCCTCAGTCAGCGCAGGATCAAATCTGACGCAGGCAGGCAAGGTGGCATCAGATCAGGGAAATCAAGACGAAGCAGCTGCTTGCTTTCTGCTTCAAGCAAACACGAAGCAGCTGTTTGGCCTTCTGCTTCGGAAGAATCGAACTCCCGGCCCCTTCCCGGCCCGTCCCCTAAAGATCTAACTACTTCCCCCCCCACGCCCCCCCAAGGGGCTAGCACACCGCAGTCGAAAGTCCACGAACTGGAAATCCAACCCAAGACTCCGCAAGACCGGGCAGGAAACCACCCCACGGACCCGCCCGGGTTCTCCGAGGTCTGGAACCTCTACCCGAAGCACCGGCGCACCGGGAAGCTCCGGGCGCGCCAATACTGGAAATCGCAGAAGCTGGAGCCGAAGCTGGACATCGTTAGGGCTGGTTTGGAGACTCACCTGAAGTCGAAGGATTGGGTTAAGGAAGAGGGGAAGTACGTGCCGGCGTTCAACAAGTTCCTGAGGGAGGGCCGGTGGGAGGACGAGCCGGTCGGGCAGGACCCGGACCCGTACGACTTCTGAGGAGATCGAATGGCGCATGACAGGGGACAGACGCCGGAGAGGGAGCGGCCGGCCGGGTTCGAGCAGGTGACCGTGCTGCTCAGGGCTCTGAGCGCCGCGGACAAGAGGGCGTGGGAGCCGCCGCGCAGCCCGGAGGAGCTCCACGAGCGTGTCTGCCTGGCGGCTGTGGCCGTCGGCGCTGACGTGGAGACGCTCTACAGGGAGACGGCGGCGGAGCCGTTCGAGCTAGGGCGGTGGCTGCGCTACGTCGAGACCCGCAAGGATCTCCTGGCTGCTTACGGGAAGCACGCTGTGCGAAACGCCGAAGCTCCGCTGCTGAAGTGTGCTCGGTGCGGCGATCGCGCCTACGTCGAGAGCCTTGAGATCAGGGGATACGAGACGGTGACGTTCTGCTCGTGCGAGGCCGGGCTCGCGGCTGAGGCCGGGACGTGGGCTCGCCTGCTTCACGGGAACATGTGGCAGAAGTTCCGCCTGCCGACTGAGGCCATGAAGAAGTCGTTCGAGGCGTACATCCGCAGGCGCGGTTGCAACGAGTTCGACCTTAGGCGCCGGATTAAGGAGGCCGAGAAGCGCCGCGGGCGGGCGGGGAAGAAGGACCAAGGGGAGCTTGCGTGAAGTGCGAGTTCCTCTTCGAGTGCGGCCAGGTGCGGGAGTTCGACTGCGACGCCGCGAAGCCCAAGCTCTACCTGGCTCAGCGGAGCCCCGGCGGAGGGCTCCTGGCTTTCCCGATGCGCCGCGTGACGATGCCCGGCGGGGAGATCTTCTACATGCAGGACGGCGAGCCGGAGCTCGCCTGAAACGCGCGCAAGACACGAGAAAAGAAGTTTGTCAGATGAGCTTGCCCCTCGCCTCCCTCCGGGAATCCTCCCGGCGGCAGGCGCCGCGGCGCAGCACAGGTCCCCTGAGGCTCAGGGTGCTGCGGGCGGGGCGAGGGCCGGGGCCGGCGTTTGCTGGGAGCTTTCGCCGGTCCCGACCCGAATGAGATGTCGCCTCGGGTGATTGACGGGGAACGGAGCGAGGAAAAGAGCAATCGGTGAAAGTAATCACTACCCGCTGGTGGATCTGGATGCACATCGGGGGAGAGCCGTGTGTCAAGCATGGCGAGGAGGAGCGATGAGTGATGGAGTGGTTCTCAAGAAGCTCAAAAAGATGGGCGAGCCGAAGCCAATAAAGTTGTGCCCAGGCGAGGTTGTTATTTACCCTAACGAGAAGGCTCCACACATCTGCGTAATAGGGGAATATCGTCCTTACGTTTGGATCGGCGGTCGAGGTTGTTTCGGTACTTTGGAGGCGTCACAAATGGCGCGCCTTATCAGAGATTGGCACGCAGTGAAGACTAAGAGGCGTCGGACTGGAGGCCGAGGATGAATGAGCCGATCACGCGGGAGCGGATCGAGGAGTTGCTGGCCCACTTAGATGGCTTGTATCCAGATAGGCCAGAGATTGATGACCTTGCCGACGCCGCCTTTGAGCTGCTGGAGGGACGAACCCGATTCTCGTGCGGGCATGAGGAGACCGCGATTGTCCGTGAGACCTACATGGCGAGTCTCTGCCAAGCCTGCGGTACGAAGGCGGCGTTGCGGGCCGAGCGTGCCGAGGCGCTGCTAGATAGAGTTCAGACAAATCAGCAAGACGCGGAAACTCATGCGTCCCTTATCAGGTTGCTCTCGAATCATTGTGGCGAGCGCGGCCAGAGCGAGGGCGCAATAGATACGTTGGTGCGGATCATCGCGGAGCTGGAGCGGGCCGAGGCGAGGCTGCGGGAGGCACATGGACCCAACTGTAATTGTCATGCTGCTCCAAACATACCCCATCCCATGTGTTCATACATCGACCCGTGCTGCACCGCGCTCAGGGAGGGAAAGGATGCCTAGCGACACCGAGAGGCGAGTTGAGGAGGCGCGGGACAAGTTGCGCGGGCGCTGGTATGCCGACGAAGATTTGACCGAGTTGGACGAGTTCGAGTCCGCCGTCCGAGCACAGGCCCGCCATGAGTGCGCGGCGATGCTCAGGGTGTGGTTTAACGATCCAAAAGTCAGAGAGTTAGATTACGAGTTGTGGCCGCTAGCTGATCGCATGGAGCGCGGGGAGAAGGATGTATGAGCGAGCATGAAAGGATCGATTGCCCATTCCCAAGATCGAGCAGCGGCCCCGCGATCTGCTCCTACTGCGGCAAGCGCGTCGAGGATGGGGACTGGCGCTGGCACGGCAGCAGGATGCTGTGCTGGTTCTGTGAGGAGGCCGATTGAAGTGAGATCATCTCCTACCCAGCGCACGCTCGCCCACCTGAGGGCGCTCCCCGGCGCGGCCTGCGTGGTGGAGAAGTGGGTCAGGTTCTCCGGCGGGGGAGGGGTCAGGGTCGACGCCTTCGGGTTCGGGGACATCCTCTGGGCCAGCCGCGAGAACGGCATCGTGCTCGTCCAAGCCTGCGCCGGGGCGAGCCACGCCGACCGCAGGGCCAAGGTCCTCGCGTCAGGGGATGCCAAGAATTGGCTGGCGTGTGGCGGGAGGATCTTGATCTTGTCGTGGTCGAAGAAAGGGGAGCGCGGCCGCCGCAAGCTCTGGGCCCCGAGGGCGGAGTGGGTCACGCGCCTCTCAGCCGCGGCCTCATCACCGCCAGCGCCACCCCCAGAGCTCTCGCCGCCACCCGCCCAGGAGGAGGCCGAGTGAGGGCGATCTTGGTGGGCCAGGCCCCTGGCCCTCGGGGAGATCATAATAGGCCCCTGGAGGGCGCGTCCTTCCGGAAGCTCTGCCGCTGGGCCGGCGTCCCCTGGGATGTATATATATCAGGCACGGAGAGGACCAACCTCTTCAGGCGCTTCCCCGGGAAGGCCGGCCCGAAGGGCGACAAGTTCAACGCCAGGCTCGGCCGCCGCAGGGCCGAGAAGGTCTTGCCCCGCTGCCGCGGCCGGCTCCTGGTCCTGATCGGGTGGGGCGTCGCCGCGGCCTTCGGCGCCAGGAAGGGGATCAGCCCGTTCGTGATCTACCACCCCCGTGGTGGCGGGGCAGCCCCGGATCGCCACCCGCGCCACTTCGTGGTGATCCCCCACCCATCCGGGGTGTCGCACTTCTACAACGATCAGAAGAACCGCAGGCGCGCCGGCGCTTGCCTGCGCGCCGTCTTGGATCCCGTGCTATAGTCGTGCCGTGGGCGCCGCGGCGAAGAACCATACAAAACCGCGCGGCGATCCAGCGCTCGCCGTCCGCGAGGTCAAGCTCGCCGCGCTCAGCCTGAGCGAGTACAACCCCCGCCGCATCTCAGAGGAGCAGCTCGGCCAGCTCGAGAAGTCGATCCGCCGCTGGCGCATGGTCGAGCCGATCGTCGTCAACCGCCGCGCCTCCGGGGCGCTCGTGGTCGTCGGCGGCCACCAGCGCGTCAAGGTGCTGGCGCGCCTCGGCCGCGCGCGGGTCCCGGCGGTCATCCTGAGCCTGCGGCCGCCGGAGGAGAAGCTGCTGAACCTGGCCCTGAACAAGCTGGGCGGGGAGTGGGACCTCTCGCAGCTCGCCGCCGTGGTCGCGGAGCTGTCGGCGGCGGAGGCGGCCCTGGACGCGGCTGGCTTCTCTGAGGACGAGGTCAAGGAGCTGCTCGCCCGCGCCGAGCGCGAAGCCAGGATCCCGGCCGAGTTCCCTGACGTGCCGATCGAACTGGAGGGGAAGATCAGGTGCCCGAAGTGCGGGTACGAGCTGAGCCGCCCGTGAGCGGCCCGTGGCCGGGCTGGCCGGTCGTGCCCCTGACGGCGGCGATCCTGGCCACCCCGCGCGCCGGCCCGGTCGCCGCCTCGCTGTTCTGCGGCTGCGGCGGGTCGAGCCTCGGCCTGCGCTGGGCTGGCCTGGACGTGCGGTACGCCAACGAGTTCCACCCCAACGCCGCGGCTTGCTACGAGCTGAACTTCGGCCGCCGGCCGGACGCGCGCGACGTCAGGGCCGTGCGCGGCGCGGAGATCCTGGAGGCGTGCGGCGGCCGGGTCGACGTGCTCGACGCCTCGCCGCCGTGCCAGAGCTTCAGCATGGCCGGCAAGCGGCAGAAGGGCTGGGGAGCGAAGAAGATGCACTCTGACGGCACGCGGCAGCGCAGCGACGACCTGTTCCTGGAGTTCTGCCGCCTGGTGGAGGAGGCGAAGCCGCGCTCCTTCATGGCCGAGAACGTCCCAGGGCTGGCCGCGGGCACCGCCTGGGGCTTCCTGCGCGAGGTCTGCGCCCGGCTGCGCCGCGCCGGCTACGAGGTGCGCGCCAAGATCCTGGACGCCTCCTGGCTCGGGGTGCCGCAGAGCAGGCGCCGCCTGTGGCTGGTCGGGACCAGGCTCGCCGAGCGCCGGCCGCCGGAGTTCCCGCGCCCCTGGCGCCGCAGGACCCGCATGATCGACGCCCTCCCGCGCGCGGCCGAGGCCAAGTTCAACTCGAATGGAATCCACAAAAAAGTGGCCCGCGGAAAACGCAGCCAGATGAGCGCCATGACCGCCAGCAGATCAGATCATTTCAGCGTATGCGCGCCGCCAGTCACCTCGTTCCTGGCCCGCGAGAGCTTGCGCGTGGCTCCTGGGAGAGGGCACAAGAAGCACTTCAACCTCAGGCTGGCGAGCCCCGGGTCGCCGGCGCCGACGATGGCGGCGATGTGGGGCCGCGGGAACCTCGCGCAGGTGATGCCATCTCCGTGGCGCCGCTTCGAGATCTGGGAGCTGCGGCGGCTCATGGGCTTCCCGGATGACTTCCAGCTCGAGGGCAGCTACGCCGAGCAGTGGGCGAGGCTCGGCAACGCCGTGCCGCCGCCGATGGCCGCGGCGGTGGCGGCGGCCCTCAGCGGGTGCCTGCGTGCCTAGGGGCGGCGTGCGGCCCGGCGGCGGCAGGCCGAAGGGCAAGAAGGACGGCCCGCTCACGCTGCGCCAGACCCGCAAGCGGGAGTGGCGCGAGCTGTACGAGACGGAGGCGGTGCGGATCCTCGGGGCCGGGGACCGGCGCAAGGCCGTCAGGAAGCTCGTCGCCATGCGCGTGCAGATCGCGATCAGCCGCAAGGACCCGCGCGCCCTCGAGGTCCTGGAGGACAGGATCATGGGCAAGGTCCCGCAGCCGCTACAGCATGAGGGCAAAGGCGGGGGGCCGATTGGGATTCGGATATATCGCTGCGAGCTGTTCGACGGGGCGCCCGCCTTCGGAGACAAGGAAGGCGGCGGGGCTGGCGGTGCGCCCACCTGACGGGTGCTGCGCTGCATGCAGGAAACGATTGCCTGCAGAAGAACTCCGGTACGACCTGACGCGGGGAACCGACGTCTGCCAGGCATGCGCCGACCGCCGACTTTCGGTCCAAGAAGCCGCACCCGAAGCGCGGAAGTGGCTCGAATGCTGGTACCATAGGCTGCGATGCTCCCTGTGGTCGATCCGCTGACCGAGACCCACGTCCTCCGCCTCCCGAGCAACCTCTACCCCTACCAGACCCGGTTCATCACTAGCCGCGCCCGCGAGCTGGTGGTCGTCTCCGCGACCCAGATAGGGAAGACCACCGCCTGCGCGGCGTGGGAGCTCGGGATGGCCTTCGAAAACCCAGGCTCGACGAATTGGTGGGCCGCACCGACTTATAAGCAAGCACGCATCGGGTACCGGGCGATCCGCCGCATGGCGAGGACAGCCGGGATCCTGCGGAAGTGCAGCGACAACAAGCTGTCCGTCGAACTGACCAACGGATCCGAATTCGAATGCCAGTCATGGAAGTACCCCGAAAACCTCCTCGGACCGACCGCCCACCACATCGTCGTCGACGAGGCCGGGCTCCTGACCCACCAGGCGAGGTCGATCATCTCGTCACGCCGCAGCACGACCCTCGGGCCCATCCGCTACATCGGGAACCCCGGGGCGACCGGGGCCGAGTTCTGGCAGATATGCCAGCAGGCCATGGACCCGATCAACGCGGGCCGCGTGGAGTTCATGAAGTGGACGTGGAGGGACCGCGCCGAGGCACTTCCCGAGTGGAAGCGGGCAGCTTATGCGGCGTTCATAGACAGCGAAGCGCGGGACCTGGCGCCCATCGACTTCTCCCGCCTCTACGAAGCCGAGTGGGAGAGCCCCGAGGACGCCATCTTCGCTTCCTACCTGCCGATGCTCCTGACGGCACAGCCGAGCACCACCCCCCACGAGGGGCATCCCTACATAGTGGGGTGGGACATCGGGCTGGAGCGCGACTTCACCGTCGGGATGCCACTCTGCCTGCAGTGCTTCACGGTGACGGACATGCTGCGGGTGCGGCCGAAGTCGAGTCTGCGGCTGAAACAAGACATCAAGGACTATTGTTCCACGTGGAACAACGCCGTCGCTGCCATCGAGATCAACGGCCCGGGGAAGCCCATCTTCGACGAAGTGGCTGAAATCTATCCCAACTGCCAATCC